AGTGGGGAGTGGACAGTTTGTGAAGCTCCTGCTATACAGGAAGAAGATAAGAAAGAAGCATTGGCTTTAGCCGAGAAAAATTTAAAGGCTTTAATAAAAGGAGAAAAATTTAAAAGATGTTTTACAGATACGAAAGAAACATACAAGGCAAGTGATGGTACTATAAAAGATACTGGAAATAGATTACTTCCTAGTATCTGTGGGTTTTGTGATTTTAAGAGAACGTGTTGGCCTGATTCTATTATGTATAAAAAGGTACCCTCCAATGCTCGTTTTCCTAGATCTGTGTGGTACAGCAAGCTTAAAAAAAGGGAGATGTAATGCCTATATACTTTCAAACGGATGTCAGCTTTTCTGATATATATATGAATGATAATGTTTGGTATGCTTTTCCAGATTCAGAGGATCAGAAGGGTGGAGCTGATGTTATAAGAGAATTAAGAGCAAGCTCTACAAGCATACCTATAAGAGTTTGTAAAAGTTTTTTTGAGGGTGGTGAATGGGATGATTATGATTATGATAAGAAAGTACTATTGCTTATAGAAGATTTAAATAAAGTTAAGAAGGTACTTGATAAAGGAGCATTAGTATGTTTTTACATGGCTGAATGGACAGAGAATTTAGAGAAGTTAAAAAAAAATTCTCGTAAGATATTTAATTTTGCTTTGGAAGAATCCGGAGCTTTGTTTGATACCTATCCTCCTAAGGATATAAAAAGATACAAGCCATGAACTGTTGGCATTGTAGTACAGAATTAATATGGGGTGGAGATCATGATTTAGAAGAAGAGGAAGAGGATTATTGTATGTCTACAAATTTATCCTGTCCTAAATGTGGATCATTTTATATGGTATACCTACCTAAAGATAAGGAAGAAGATAATTGAAAAGAGCACATGGATATAGGTCTAATTTTGAATTAGACATAGCTAGTCAATTGGCTAAAAATGATGTGCCTTTTGAATATGAAAAAACTATTGTTGATTACATAAGAGAATGTACATATACTCCTGACTTTTATATAAAAGAAAAAGATTTTTATATAGAAGTAAAGGGTAAGTTTGATTCCTCCGACAGAGGTAAGCATTTGTTAATTCGTAAACAGCATCCCGATTTAGATATACGATTTTTGTTTATGAATGCTAATAATAAACTATATAAAGGGTCTAAAACAACCTATAGTGGTTGGTGTGATAGACACAAATATCAATGGTGTGAAAGCTTTGTACCAAAGGAGTGGATAGAATGAACAGTAAAGAAAATTTTGAAAAGTTTAAAAGTAGCTTGCCAAAAAACTCTTATGCCATTATAATAAAAGATAATGAAAATGGTATGTCTGAATTTATGGCCTATGATACTACAACTGAAAACAAAGTTACTAATGGGTATGTAATACTGAGAGGTTTTATTGAACTAATGGAAACACAATTAGACAGTGTAATTGTACATGGTCAAGCTGCAATTTTTAGAGAGTTGGAAGTTACCAAACCAGAAATAGAGGGTAAACCTAAACAAAAAGGCAACGTAACAATAGTGGATTTTAAAAAATGAGTGTACATGAAAGACATGATGAGTATATGGCAAGATTAGATAATGAGGAAAAGGTATCTAATAATCTAAAGGAATTAAAAGATAAGTTAGCTACAGAAAAACAAGTAGGAGGAGATCATTATAAAGATTTTCTTATACAGCCTGTAGTTTTTATTCAAGAGAATGAACTTGATTTCTGTGAGGGAAATATTATAAAGTATATTTGTAGACATAAGTTTAAAAATGGAGCAGAAGATATACGAAAGGTTATACACTATGCAGAGTTGTTGCTAGAGATGAGATATGGAGAAAGGAATGGCAGGTAATAATTACTTACCAACAGAATATCAAGCATTTATACATCTATCAAGATATTCAAGGTGGTTAGAGGAGGATAAACGAAGGGAAACTTGGCCTGAAACTGTAGGAAGACTTATTGATTTCTTTACTATTCATGTAGATAAGAATTTAAATGTTAGATTAGAAAAAGAATTGTGGAAAGAATTAGAAGAGCATATTTTATCTCTACAGGTTATGCCAAGTATGAGAGCTTTAATGACTTCCGGAAAGGCATTGGAAAGAGAGAATATAGCAGGGTATAATTGTTCTTACATACCTATAGATAATCCTAAGGCATTTGATGAAGTGCTGTACATACTGATGAACGGTACAGGAGTAGGCTTTTCTGTAGAGAGACAGTATGTAAGTGGTTTACCTACAGTACCTGATAGGGAGTTTGAACATACAGATGATGTCGTTTCTGTAGCTGATTCAAAAGAAGGATGGGCTAGGGCATTTAGAGATTTAGTTTCTTATCTGTACACCTGTCGTGTACCTAAAATAAACGTAAATAAGGTTAGACTTGCAGGTTCCAGACTTAAAACATTTGGTGGTAGAGCTAGTGGGCCACAACCCCTTGTAGACTTATTTGATTTTACTATTAATAAATTTAAAGGTGCTAGAGGTAGAAAGCTTACTTCCATTGAGTGCCATGATATAGTTTGTAAAATTGGAGATGTAGTTGTAGTTGGTGGTGTTCGTAGGTCAGCTCTTATTTCTTTATCAAATTTATCTGATGATAGAATGAGATCTGCTAAAACAGGAGAGTGGTACAAGTTAAATCCTGAACGATCCTTAGCTAATAATTCTGCTGTGTATACAGGAAGACCAGATACAGGAACGTTTATGAAAGAGTGGTTGTCTTTATATGAGAGTAAGTCCGGTGAACGTGGTATATTTAACAGAGCATCAGCACAAGAGAAAGCTAAACAGAATGGTAGAAGAAATGCTGATATGGAATTTGGTACTAATCCTTGTTCAGAAATTATACTACGACCTAATCAATTCTGTAATCTTACAGAGGTAGTAGCCAGATCAGTAGATACAATTGACAGCTTAAAAAATAAGATAAGGGTAGCTACTATTCTTGGTACTGTACAAGCTACGTTTACTAACTTTGGGTATCTAAGGAAACGGTGGCAGAATAATACTGAAGAAGAAAGATTACTTGGTGTATCTCTTACAGGAATCATGGATAGTCCTTTATTAAATGGAACTGATACGGAACTTAAAAATACTCTACGATCTTTAAGAAAGGTAGCTATTCAAACTAATAAGAAATGGGCTGATAAGCTAGGTATCCCCCAGTCTACAGCAATCACTTGTGTTAAGCCATCTGGTACTGTTAGTCAATTGGTAGACAGTGCTAGTGGTATACATGCTAGACACAATCCTTACTATATAAGAACAGTACGAGGGGATAATAAAGATCCTCTTACACAGTTTATGATTGAATCCGGAGTGCCTAATGAACCGGAGATAAGAGGTAATGAACCTTCTCCTGATATAACAGTATTTTCTTTTCCTATGGCAGCTCCCAAGGATGCTGTTTATCGAAATGATATGACTGCTGTACAGCAATTAGAACTTTGGAAAACATATGCTGAATATTGGTGTGAGCACAAACCTTCTGTAACTATATCTGTAAAGGAAGAGGAGTGGATACCTGTAGGTACGTGGTGTTGGGAAAATTTTGATTATTTGAGTGGAGTATCTTTTTTACCCCATTCAGATCATACCTACAAACAAGCACCTTATCAGGATATAAGTAAAAAGACTTATGAGAAGTTGATAAAAAAAATGCCAACCGGAATTGATTGGCAAAAGTTACAGGATTTTGAGAAACAGGATATGACTAAGGGATCACAGGAATTAGCTTGTACAGCAGGTGTCTGTGAATTAGTGGATATATAGTGATAGATGATAAAAAAGCCATGCTATTTAATTTTTCTGTACAGTTAACACAGGCAGGTCATGTTTCTGTAGAACATGAGTGTATAAAATCTGAAGAATTTAAAGAAGCAATGAATAGATGGAACTCCAAGTATGAAAACACCGAAGTGTTTGTGTCTTTGATAAAGTTTTTATCTAATCATTCAGTGGAGTTAGAAAAGGATATCCGTAAAATCTTATACTAAGAATATTTAGGTTTACGAATACCTCCACCTTTTGCATATTTTTTAATCTTTCCTCCACCTCTATATTTTCTTTTTTTCTTTCTTGTAGGAACTTTTCCTCCTGCATACATGCCAGACATCCCCGATTCATATCCTCCAGTTCTGGGATCTACTTCTCTTATATTTAATTCCTCTTCCCAAATTGGAGGTACAGGTCGTGGTGGTAAATCAGAAATCTCCTCTATACTAGGTGGCATTCGTTGAGGAACAGGTGAATCAGGTCTTCTGATATTTAATTGAGGTCTATTTACATTAGGTCTAGTTTCTACAAGTCTATCCCCTGTAGGTACTAAACCAGAACCACCTCTCGTATCCATAGGACTTGCTCTGCTTACTCCCCCCCTTGGTATGGTAGTGGGAGTTAATCCTTGAAACCTATCATCAGGAGAAACTTCTCTTCCGTAACCCTCACGTCTAGGAGGCTCTATTTGTTCTGGAGGTAGGTAGCCACCAAGTCTGGGAGCAGTTATTTCTCTTTCTTTTCCACCTTCAGGTTTTACATAATTAGCAAATTCTTCTACTTCAGTTCTGCTGACAATGTTTCTGCCTGTAGTTTTTCGTACAGGGGACATAGATATTCTACCATTTCTTATACTTATTTTATAAGCTTTAGCAGGAATCTGTTCTCCTGTACCTCTATGAGGCAAGGGTTTTGTTCCACCTGATCTTGCCAGTATCTCTGATACTGGAGTTCCCTCCATTTTTCTAAGTCTTTCTGATGCCATTTTTATCTCCTTACTGGTCTGGTGCCACCACCTCTAGCATATTTTTTAACCATTCCCCCACCGTACTGTTGCTGTATAACATTACCTGTTTGTGCAGTATTTTCTGGTGTTTGTAAATTTTTCATAGCCATAGCATCTGTCACAGGGGTAGGGGAAGACATGTCTCCCCCTATGTTAGCTAAAGCTGATTTCTTTTTATAAGGATTAGCCATTGTTATTCTTAGCCTTTCCTACGTTAGCACCCACAAAGTTGACAATGTCAAGTAACCATTGTACTATACGATCATCAGATTTATTAGGGGTTAATGTAGCAATAATAGCTGCAGAACCAATTACACTAGTGGCTGCTGCAAGCCAAGCTTGCCAGTTACTCATTATATATGTCATTAAACCTACTTCTTCCATAATTTTCTCCTTTTGTAGTTGTAGATTATCGTTGTTGACTTAATTCCAAGGCTTTTTTAAATTCACCCTGTAGTGTTAGTTTTTCATCATCTTCAAGAAGATTTATAAAATTATCAGTTACTGTCTTTATATATTGATCTCTTTGATTCAGCACTTCCCATCCCTTTTTGGTTAGTATAGGTGTACCCCATTTAGAATCTCTAAAGGAATCAGTGCCAAAAGGAAATAAATTTTCAGGACTGTATTCACCACTGTGAAATGTAAGTAATGTATCTATTTGTGATGAAAGATCATCTTTTTTCTCATCTGAGTCAATCCATGCTTTCATTAATTCAGATTCCATAGCAATTCCATTACCTAGTAAATATTCTCCCCAAGCCGGATGTACTTTATATCTATTAGTCTGTCCAGTAAGCATTATTTTAGCTATAGGTTCTAAAACTTCTGGTCCGGCTAGTAATAATTGTGTAATAGATTTAGCTTCTCTATTTTTCATAAAGACAACTGCAAGTTCAGTTAATGGATAGTGATAAGAAGCTCTTTTAGAGGCTATGGCATATCCTCTAGATTGTATATTCGGTAAATCTAATTTGGGTAACCCTGCTGTTAATTGTCTTAATTTTTCTCCTGTCGCAGGCTGTTGTCTAATAGTTGAAATTTTGGCAATGACATTAAGTAGTTTTACATTCTTGTTCATATATGCTTTGAACAAACCTTCATTATTTAGTAAAGCATTATATAATTCTACTCCATTTACTGCTAATTCTGATTTAAGAGGAGGACCAAGCTCATCTACTTTTCCAGTGTAAGGATTTATTTGTTTTTCAGAAATAGGTGGTTTGCCATGTACTGCTTTGTAGGCTTTCCTTTGCACCCAATTTAATTTCTTACCATATCCAGTAGGTTCTTTTTCGGAAGACCTGTAACCTAAATCAGTTTGACGGGATGGTTTGGTAGGTTCAAATATACCTCCTCTATAATCCCCACTGTATTCTTGTGGCATATCCCATACAATATGTTTTGACTCTACAGTATGTAAATCTTTTATTCCTTGAGAAAAATGTGCTGCAATTATTTTATTAAAGTCTTCTTCAGTTCCTAAATTCTGAGTGAGAAAAGCTTTTCTAGAAGCTTCTATAAATGGAACAACAACTTTGCCATCTTTTACCACCTGTGTTTCTATAGCTCTTTGAACTAAGTCGGAAGAATTATTGAGTCTTTTCCACTCTAATGTATTTTGTTTCACTGTTGCTAAGACTCCCTTTGCCTGCTCTACAATTTTTGCAGATTCAGCTAACCTATCACCCATCCATATAGTTTGTTTTTTTAACATATCATTTGTGGCATTTCTTGCAGCATTATCAGATCCTGTCCATGCAATCAATGTGTGATGCCAATCTTTACCCATAGTACCTACTGTATTTTCTGAAAGCCTATTAAGCTGTCTTACTTTTTCAGCAAGATCTCTTATGGCAGGACTATCAACTTCTCCTACAAAATGATTTTCGTTTACATGTTTAAATATCCAATCCCAATCTGCTTCAGTTTTAGCCTTATGAACTTTATCTGCAAATGAAGTTGTTTCTCTAGCTTGCATATCATCTACCTGAGAAGCAAATCTAGCAGAGAGATAATTATCTAAATATTTTACGAAAGCTTTGTAACTC